CTCGCCGACCGCACCGAGATCGAGATGCACATCATCTCCAAACCGGCGCGCGAGCCGACGCGCGAGGTCAGCCTGTCGCCCGAGGAATGGCAGCGCCAGTTCGCGCCGAAGGTGATCATCTGATGGGCTCGGCGCCGAAGCCGCCCGATCGGCGTGGCCAGTTGCAGGCGCGCATCGCGCTGGCGAGAGGGACTGTCACGATGCATGCCGAAGCACGGCAGCGCGAGCTTGAGCAGATCGACAAGTGGGAGGCCGAGCTGGCGGCGCTCGACGAGCCGCTCAGCGAGATGCCGGCGCCGGTCGATCAATGAACGTCAGCGTCCGGCTCGGCTTCGTTCCCCAGCCCGGGCCGCAGACCGCCTTTCTCAAGTGCCCTGTCGACATAGTCGTCTATGGCGGCGCGCGCGGCGGCGGCAAGACCTACGCCTCCCTTGGTGAATTCTGGATTCACGCTGAAGATTTTGCGGAACACGCGGTGGGGCTGATCGTCCGTCGTTCGCGTGAAGACCTCAAGGACACCATTGCCACTGCCATTCGCATGTATGGCAATGCTGCACGTTATTCCGAAAAGGGCAATGTCTTCAGGTTCCATAACGGGGCTCGCCTCAACTGCGCCTACCTTGAGAACGATCGCGACGCCGAGAACTACCAGGGCTGGTCGCTGACCCGCCTCTACGTCGAGGAGCTGACCCAGTTCCCGATGCCCGACCCGGTGTTCAAGCTGCTGGCGACGCTACGCTCGTCGGCCGGCATCAAGCCGCAGATGCGGTGTACCTGCAACCCCGGCGGTCCCGGGCATTCCTGGGTGAAGGAGTGGATCATCGACCTCGGCGAGTACGAGCTCACGAAGGACGAGGAATCCGGCCTGGTCCGGACCTTCATCCCGGCAAAGCTTGACGACAATCCGGCCCTTCTCGGCAATGACCCAAACTACGTCAATCGACTGCGGGCCGTGGGTTCGCCAGAACTTGTACGTGCCTGGCTCGATGGCGACTGGACGGTGATCGAGGGTGCGTTTTTCCCTGAATTTTCGGTTGATCGGCATGTCATTCAACCTTTCAAGATTCCGGATCACTGGGTGAAGTGGCGGGCCATGGACTGGGGCAGCGCCCGGCCGTTTTCGGTCGGCTGGTATGCCCACGTCCAGGACGACACCGTGCAGGACGGCAAACGGCTGAAGCGCGGCGCCATCCTGCGAACGGCGGAATGGTACGGCTGTTCCAAGCCGAATGTAGGGCTGCAACTGACCGCCGAGCAGGTCGCCAAGGGCATCGTTTCACGTGAGACGGTCGACGGTGCCCGCATGAAGATCGCCTACGGCGTGCTCGATCCCAGTGCCTTCGCCGTTATTTCCGGGCCGTCGATCGCCGAGACGATGATTCGTTCTGGCGTCACCTTTCGCCGCGCCGACAACACAAGGCGGTCGACCGACAAGCGCATGGGCGGCTGGGACCAGGTCAGGAACCGGCTGACCGGCGACGCCGACGGCAACCCGATGTTGTTCGTTTTCAGTACTTGCCGTCATCTTATCCGTACCTTACCGATGATGCAGCACGATCAGTACAACCCCGAGGATCTCGATACCGAGGCAGAAGATCACGCGGTCGACGAGCTACGTTATTCTTGCCTGTCGCGGCCCTTCCACATCCGTGTGGAGAAACCGGAGAGCAAGAATCCGTATCTGATCGCCAATGTCTTCAAGCTTAATTCTCGACACTGAACCCGATCAAATGTTAAGACGACTGCCGACCTGCGCGGTGGACGAGGAACCTCGCGTGTGGGAGATGCGGAGCCTGCGAGGGTGGCTCAAGACCCGGCAATCACACAGCCGCTGGTAGTGCCAGCGCCGTCGGTGGCCAGCAGTCGGCCCGACCAGCAACCCATTACCGACGGCACGCCCGACGATCGCGGCGTCGACAGGAAATATTGGGAGCGGTGTCTGTCGGATGCCGAGCGCGCCGAGCAGAACTGGCGCCGCCGCGGCCGCGAGATCGTGCAGATCTACCGCAACGACGGCCCCGGAACCTCCTCGCCGAAATCGTCGAAGAACGCCGGCGGCGCCTATTTCGACATCCTGTTCGCCAACACCGAGGTGATGCTGCCGGCGGTGTATTCCAAGCCGCCGACGCCGGTGGTCAAGTCGCGCTTCATCCAGGCCAGGAAGCTGGTGCCGATGATGCCGCCGCAGATGCCTCCTCCCATGCCGCCGCCGTCACCGGTAGACCTCGGCGGCGGACCAGGCGGACCATCCCCAAGCGGTCTGCCGCCGGGGGCGCCTCCAAACGCTCCCGGTCCACCTCCTTCGGCTGGTCCCGCCCCGTTACCACCGGGACAGCCGCCTGTGGCGCCTCCGCCCGGTGCCCTATCTCCGGACGGCGGTGCGCCGGGCGGCCCTTCTACGCCAACCCCGCAGCCGGGGCCGCCCGGTCTTCTCGATCGCCTGTTGCCGCCGACACCGCCCGGCGCCGAGCCCGTGCCTTCCTTCATCGTCCAGCAGCCGCCGGGACCTGCCGTCGAAGACATCGACACGGCGGCTGCGGTGATCGAAAAGGCGCTCGAAATCGTGCTGACGGACGAGGCGTCGCACGAGGCGGTCAAGATGGCCATCAAGGACGTTTTGCTGCCCGGCAGAGGTGTGTGCAGGGTCAGGTGGAACCCGAAGATCATCGATTCGCCCATGCCGGGCGGCCCGCTGCCGTCCGGCATCGCGCCGACCGAGCCGAAGAAGATCTGGGAAACCGTAAATACGGAATACGTCTACTGGGAAGACTTCCTGTGCGATCCGGTCAGGCAGGCCGTCGACATGAAATGGGTGGCTTTCAGGCATCTTTTCAGCGGGCCGCAGATGCAGGCCGAATTCGCCGGAAATCCCGACTTCGACGCGCTCGTCGCCGCCGGAAAGATCGACACCTTGCTGCTGTGGACCGAGGAATCGGCCGCCAAGAGCCCGCCGTCGGGCGGCGGCTACTCGAAATCGGCCAGTCAGCTCGGCGATGTCATAAAAAAGTGCATGGTCTGGGAGATATGGGATCGGACAGACCCCAACTCCCCCCGCGTCATATGGTTCGTACGCGATTCCGGATCGTTGACGCTTCGAGTGGACCCCGACAGCCTACAACTGTCGGGGTTTTTTCCGGTGCCGGCGCCGATGCTGGCCATCGACACCTCGGACACCCGCATTCCGCGGCCGTTCTACGATTTCTATTCGCGGCTGGCCGAGGATCTCGAATCGACCTCGGTGACGATCTCCAACCTGACCAAGCAGATCAAGGTGCGCGGCGCCTACAACAGCGCCTCGACCGAGATCGCCGATCTCTTGAAGGCCGACAACAACAAGATGATCCCCGTCGACGGCGTCGACCTCATCAACGGCGGGCTGCAGAACCACATCTGGATGGTGCCGATCGACCAGTGGATGACGGCGCTCGATAAGCTGTTGCAGGCGCGCGAATCGCAGAAGCAGTCGATCTACGAGCTTATGGGAATCAGCGACATCATGCGCGGCGCCACCAAGGCGTCGGAGACGGCCACCGCGCAAAGAATCAAGGGCCAGATGGGCTCGGTCAGGCTGCAGGACCTGATCACCGAGACTTCCAACTTCGCCCGCGACCTGGTCGTCATGATGGGCGAGATCATCGCCAAGAATTTCGACGCTCAGACGCTGCAGCGGATGACCGGCGAAGAGGTCACGCCGGCGGTGTTTTCGATCATCCGCGACGATTTCACCAGGACCTGCTCGATCGACATCGAGACGGATTCGACCGTGCAGGTCGACGAGCAGACGGCGCAGCAGTCGATGGCGCAGACCCTGCAGGCCATGCAGGCGATCATGACCGGCATGCAGCCGATGTTCATGATGGGCATCCTGCCGCCGCAGCAGTTGATCCAGCTCACCATCGAGCTCATGCGCATGTCGCTCGAACCGATCCGCAACAGCCGCGGCGTCATCCAACTGCTCGACAATTTCAAGCAGCAGTTGGAAGCCGCGGCCGCGATGTCGCCGCCTCCCATGATCGGTGCACCACCAGTCGCTGGACCATCAGGTCCTCCCGGTGGTCCGCCAGCCGGCCCGATCAAGGAGCCTGGCGGGCCGCGTGGCGCCGGGCCGAGGCCAGGCACCATGAACGGCCCGCCACCGCCTTCGTCAACACCGCCACCGCCTGGTATGCAGCAGGCAGCTTAGGAGATCAGTCATGGCCAAGGACAAGGACAAGAAAGAAAGCAAGGTCGAGAAGGAAGACGAGGCCGAGGAGCAGGAGCAGGCTAAACCGGCTTCCGAGGAAATTGTCGATTCGGCGGCAAAACCTTATCCGCACGGCAATCCTCCCGATCCCGAGGACGAATTCGAGAAAATCCACGGATTTAGGAGACAAACGTGACCCAGACCTATCCGGTGCCGCCGCCGGCCGGCAGCTACAACAGGCAGGGCACTGGCACGGCGATGACCAACCCGACGCCGACCGACGCCACGCTGGCGACCAACCAGGGCACCGTCTACCATCCGAACATCTGGTCGGAGAAGATCCTGAACCATCCTGGAAGTACGGCTTCCGGAACAGGCTGGGAGAACATCATGCCGACCCCGGCCAACCCTGATTTCGTCAATGTGGTGCTCGTCGCGAAGTCGATGAACATGCCGTATTGAGGAGGCTGAAATGACCCAGACGCTGCCCAATCCGATCACCGCCGCGATGCTGGCGCCGGCCAATGCGGCCGCCGGTTACCCGCGCTACAACACGCCCGGCGACTGGGCGGGCGGTGCCCGGGGCAGCGATCCGGGGCGTCCGGACGTCGTCACCGGTCTGGTGTTCGGAACGGCCATGGTGGCGCTGGCGCGCAGCGACGGACGCGCCGCCGATGCCGACTACACGCCGCGCAGCCAGAACGCCAAGCTGGCGTTGACGTCCGCCGACGGCAAGCTCTACCGCGCCAGCATCAGCGGCGACGGGGTGGTCACCGCGGCTGTGCCTGCTTCCGACATCACCCGTGATCGCGGCTGGATTGCGCCATTGCAGCCCTACCAGGGCAATGCCACGGCGCCGGCCGCGCCGACGATCGGCTCGATTTCGCCGACCACGGCAACCGCCGCATCGCTGCCGCTGCAGGTGACGATCACCGGCACCGGCTTCACGCCGTTCTCGACGGTCAAGACTGGCGGCCAGTCGACGTCGGACGTGTCGGGCAAATACGTCGACGCCACGCATATGACGGTGGCGATCTTTTCCGCCGCACCGGGCACCGTGGGGGTGATCGTGGAGGATCATTCGGTGCTCTCCAACTCGGTGAACTTTACAGCGACATGACCCTGGGGAAGCTGCAGCAGGAATGGCCGAAACTGCCGACGGCCAACCAGAACAAGCACATCGCCGACATTCGTGCGGCGATCGAGATGGTGCGCGCGATGATGCACGATGCAGAGGGCAGCGCCCAGGCCGGCGACAATGAAGAGCATGTTTTCATGTCGATCCGCATGAATAAGGCGGCGACACATCTGGAAATTGCGGAGATGTTTGCGGTCAAGGCGGCGCTCGAATGATCTGGATTTACCAGGACGGCAAGATCGTCCCGAGGGACGGTGCACGGCGCGCGGAGCCAAACCGTAGCTTGCTACCGGCGCCGCGCGTCAGCCGCATGGAGACTTATGAGTCCCCGGTGACCGGCAAGGACATCACGTCATGGCGCGAGCGCGACCGCGACATGCAGGCCGCCGACGCGGTCGACCCGCGCGACATCTCGAAGAAGGTCTTCGAGAAGCGTAAACAGATAGTGGAACGCAATGTCAGATCAGACGACGCAGCCTAACGGCGCCGACGAGCAGCCGCA